AGCATTTGTAATTTACATATTTTTTCTTTTTTATCTCATTTTTTTATATTTCAAAAACATATTTGAAAAAAATTTGATATAAGAGAATTAAATTATTTGTAATAAAGTCTAAACAGATTATTTTTATATAATTGACAGATTATTCTGTATAATTTATAATGCAATTTGGAGAAATTTCATTTTGTAAAAACAAAGGATATAATTTGAAAGATGATAACCATAAAAAAACTATTCTGGATGAATTAGACAAAAAATTTAATTTCAAAATCATTCAAAAACATCATGAAAAATTCGATATTTATTCAGAAGTAACAAAAAAAAGAGTAAATAGTGTCCCTCATCTTGTTTCCACAAAAACAAATGGTAATCCTTACTTGTTATATTTGACAAGACATCATCATACAAATCAATGTCTATTTATAGATAAAAAGATCCAACATGGATATTTTACACCACGTATGATTATGGTAAAATTATGGTTTAAGGATAGCCTTTTTGAAAATACATTATTTGATGGAGAGATGATTAAAGATAAAAATGATAATTGGATGTTTGTGATCAATGATATTATTGCCAAAGAAAACCAACCTTTATCAAAATTAAAATTAGTGGAAAGAATAAATATTTTGTATGAAACACTAAAAAATTCTTATTATGACGATGATAGCGCATGTTGTTGTATTTCTGTAAAAAAATACTTTCGATATGAAGATATTCCTTATATTATCGATGTATTTATCCCAAAATTAAACTATACATGCAGAGGATTATATTTCAAACCAATCTATTCTAATTTTAAGGATCTTTTACTCAATTTTGATGAATCTTTGATTAAAAATGTAACAAGAACTAAATTTACAGACATGAATCAAAAATCTTTTTTCAGTCATAGAAGTGAAATTTCTGCTAATGATTCTCAACAAAAAGAAATAAGTCAAGCAAATATCAAAAGTGAAGAAAAACAAGAAAAACAAGAAAAACAAGAAAAAGAATTTGGGTGCTGTGTATTTTCTGTTCGTAAAACCAAAATGCCAGATGTATATGAAATGCAATCTATATCACATGAGTTGAACACATATAATCATGATAATTCTGTTATAGAAATTGCTTGTGTACAAAATAGAAATACAAGTAATACGATGCGTTCAATTTTTAATACGCTCACATTTTTGGAAAAAAGAAATATGATGTGTGAGTTACATCCAAAATTTAAGAAATGGGTTCCTATGTATTTGATAGAATAAAAAAAATATAAATTGACAAAAATATTTAATCATCATCACAGAAGGTACATGGAATATCTTTTTTTTCTTTAAAGTAATCTGCTATACTTTCAAATAAATATAATAATGAAGGAAGAGAAAAAAAAAGAATTACACTTGTAAAAAATATAAGTTTTATCAGTTGTTTTCTCATTTTAATTTCAATAAGGTATCAAAATATATTTATACTTTATTTTTATTGAATATATCGAATAGCATTTGATATCATTTCTCTTGAATACGCAATATCCAGATTTTTCTCACTATTCAAATTAATAAATATTTTATAAATGGGATCAGAATCAAACTTTTCAGAATTTTCATTTAAAGGATAAATAATATCAAAATTAAGATAAATATTTCCTGTAATTAGGAAAGATAGCCTCTTTGTGAATGTAATAGAATTGAGACATGTTGTACTTGGAAACACATGAAAAGGTTGTTTTTGTTTGTTGAATGCTAAATGAATAACTGGTTTTTCTGTATCGATAGCATAAAATTTCAAATTTTTTAAATAAACATCTATATTTTGTCCTTCTTTTGATTCTTTGTTTTCTAAAACAATGTTTTGGTGAATATAAGTACGAAAAGATTTTTTAAAATATTTGTAAGGACATTTCTTTTTAGAAATTTTTAATAGTGTTTCTAAGAAAAAGGATTCTGATACAGATATAACAAATTCTTTCATTAAATTTGCTTCTTTTTGATCATTGTTTTTTAAATCTAAAACTAAATTTTTGGGATCACAAATACAAATTTCAGAATAAGTGATTGAATCATCTGTAATTTTGGGTGATTTTTTGTGCTTAATATTAAAGATTTCAGTATTCACTTTTTCTTCGTCCCAACATTCGTTGTTCTCAAAGGTATCCATAATTTTAAATACTTTCATATGAATATATAAAATCAAAAGTATTTATATTGTTTCAAATTTTTATACTTATTATGAAATTGGTAAGTATTCTATCCCATCTTCGAAACGTGAATATCCAGATTTTTGTATATCCAAAAATTCACACATAATATTTCTCAAAGATTGATTGTGTGCTAAAAAGCAATTCATTTGTTCTTCATATTTATTTGGAAAAAGTGATTTCAATTGTTCGATCATTTTTTCGTATATTTCATCCAAATTATTTTCAACTTTTTCTACAAAAATAATTTTTCGATTGTTTTGGTTCAATAGAAAAATAACATCTTTTAGATTTTCTACATTAAATTTTCCAATATGATAAATATTGGAGTGAACATGAGATGCACAAATAAATCCTTTTGTCATGTTTTTTTTATATTTGTTTTGATATTTGTTTTGATATTTGTTTTGATATTTGTTTTGATAGATAATGATTATATATTAAGTAATTTCAATTTTTTTTGTTTTTCATTCTTATGTATTTTTTTTGTAAATTTTATAAGAAAAAATTGAATATAAGAATAAATTTGTTAAATAAGTTATAAGAAAGTATGATGTCTTTACAAAAAGAAAGACAACATATTCGTGATACAATTAAGAAAAAAATTAATATTCTTACCCAAGAAGAAGTCGAAGATTTAGAAAAAGGGATTTATAATTGGACGATTATTTCTTCTGATAAAAACGATATTATCAAAAATTGGGAAAATACACGTTTCACATCTTTATATTTCAACAAAGCCATTTCTGTAACCGCAAATTTGGATCCAGACTCATATGTTGAAAATGATTCTTTACTTAAAAGACTGAAAAATGGTGAATTTAAGCCACATGACATTCCTTTTATGAAACCTTATCAGATCTTTCCAGATAAATGGAAAGAAGTTGTAGAAAAAAAGAAGTTGAAAGAAAAATCGATTTTTGAAGATAAACCAGAAGCTATGACTGATCAGTTCATGTGTGGTAAATGTAAGAGTCGTGAATGTGTTTATCGTGAGGTACAAATTCGATCTTGTGATGAACCTATGACTATTTTTATCAAGTGTATCAAATGTGGTCATAAATGGAGGATTGGATAAGTAGAAAACAAAAAAAAGCAAATAATAATTTTAGAATTTCAAGGGATAATCATATCTTTAATTCTCCAAAATTCTTTTTTTCCGTTTGATAGAGGACGCATTATAACAAATGGAATCGTGCGCTCTTCTAACTCTTTCATGCAAATTTCTCGAATATTTTTCATGTCATCTACATTACAAGTTGGAAGAGCTCCTCGCGCAAGCTGTTCTAACCTTGTTCCGATAATTTTTGTTTTTTCATATTTTGTCATAACATTACGTGTTATGTTTTTAGATGGATCGTATTTTTCCATAATATCTTGAAATGTTTCAATATTTTTAATATCTGATGTGATTGGACTTGTAATAGGAGATGTCATTTCTATCTTATTTTTTACTTTTTTACTTTCTTTACTTAAATATTAAGAAAGATATCTTTATATACAAATCCTTAAATCTATAAAACATTTCAAATTTTTAGTTTTCTAAAACTTTGAATGTAATTTCCAAAAGTGTTCACAATGGCAACAAAAGTATAAGTAACGCATATTTGATTGGTCATAACGAACACAAATAACTTCAGGTTCTTTCCATTCAACTCCTATCTTGGATTCTTTATTCTTCTCACAATTTGGACAAGGAATATTATTGACACGAGGTAAAGTCATGTCATATTTGATATTTTTAGTTTGATATTGTTGAAATGATCGAATATCATCAAAATAATTGGTGTGCATGATGCATTTTTCATCTTGTTCTGATGTTTTGGATGTTTTGTCATATCTTTTAGTAAGAACTGATTGACTAGATGATGCATTTTGAATATTTTCTGTATAATTGCAATTTTTACATGTATATTTCAAATTATCCATATTTTGTCCATGAATATTGACATAAAGCATATTTTGACATACTTTACAAAATTTCATCTTTGCTTTCTAAATATTTTGTCTTATATGTTTTACTTATATCTTTTCTTTATATTAGATTCTTTCAATTTTTTTAACAATATTTTTATTTAATACAAGTTATTTTTATCAATTTTTGCGTTTACAATAGTTCAAAAATATCATGGTAATATTCTAGAAAACAAAATGATTAATCTTCATGTTTATATTTTACATTGTAAAGTTTTAGAATCACGTAAAGGTCTTTGTGAATCATTACGTAAAAAGTTAGAAAAAGCATCATCATTTAAGCTTATAACTTTTGATTATATCGAAAAATATGATGTTTCAGAATTAAGTAAAGAAGATGTAGAAAAATACGTAAATTTAGAAAAATCTCCGACTATCACACCATTTGATGTATTTTTACAAGGAATTCACATCCGTAAACTTTCTAATGCACTCAAACATTATGAAGCATTGAAATTAGTGAGTGAAAAACCTCAAAATGATTTTGGATTAATTTTAGAAGATGATGCTGTTTATAGTGAAAATGTTGAAGAAAGATTGTCAAAAACAATTGAAAAATTAATAGAAAACCCTGACAATTTGAAATGGGATCTCAACTTTTTAGGATTTCCTCAACCTGTTTCTTCTGATAGTAATATCAAAATATCACCTGTCCAAACTGTATTTAAACTTCTTCCTGATATATCATCTTATTTAGTAAGACCTGCAAGTGCTCTTGAATTAAGTAAACATTTTCTACCTATACGATTTCAAACAAATATCCATTTTTCGTATTTAACTATGGAGAAAAGAAAAGGTGAATTCAGCTATACAATGTCTACACCAAATGTATTTGTCGATGGAAGTAAATTTGGTGTATATTTAAGTAGTATAAAGCCAAATAACAAACTACTATTTAATCAAGATTATACGAGATTGTATAAGATGGTACATGAGAAAGATACATTTACAACAGATGAAATAAATGAATTTTATAAGATATTTGAATCAGCTAAATTTAATACACATCCAGAGTTTCAAACAGTTTTAGGAAAGTTTGAAATGAAACAAAAAAATTACAATAAAGCAAAAGAAATATTCGACAAATGCTATGAATTATATGTAAGTAATGATTGTTTGTTAAATGGTGAAAGCGAATTCTTGGAAACTTATGCACATTTATTCAAATACTTACAAAATGATATATCATAAATCACAGATCATAAGTCAAAATAATCTTCTATTTCAGGCATTCTGACATCACAAACGACAATAAATAATCCTGAGTTTAACTTTAGAGGAACATTTTGTAACGGGTCTACACTCAAAGTTATTGTATCTAATTTACCTAAAACAAGTGAATAAGGTTTTTGTCCTTGTATTCGTATTTTAGTACCTCTTCTTATACTACGATTATAATGAAATATATACCAAACTATTTCATTATCTAATGTTTGACTTCTATTACTCGTAAGACCAAAAAGTGAAATAATATATAAACCTGAAATGCTAACATGAAAAGTTCCTGTTGAATTATTTACAGATTCTGTGATTTTATCTATAGTGTGATTTTTGAAAATAAAAGGTGAAAAGTTCAGATAAATATTTTCTGTGTTTAAAACAATAACACCTCTTATATCTTGTCTTAAATCCATTCCATCTAAATTAATTTTTTTTGCATCGATTGTTTCTGTAAACATTGTTCTAAAACGTAAATCTTCATTTCCAATATCAATTTGTTTGTCATATAATGGTTCAACATTAGATGTAAGAAACCCAAAATGTGTAATATCATCTATAAATTCACCATTTCCGACAAAGTTACTTGCTTCTATTCTTCTCACTTCTATATTATCTGTAGAAATATTGCATGTATTAAAAGTACCATATATAAAAGGTGTAATAACATGAATTTCTCTAAATATATTAGAAGGTGATCCTATGAATACTTCTGCTGTGACTTCTGGATAAATAGTATTTTGTATAACAGCATGTTTTATAGTAGATTCTACTGTATAAGATATCCCTGTAATAGATGTATTTATTTGTAAATCTATATTTCCCATTTTTAACATGATATCTTCCGAAATATCATACTCTAAATTTCGGACATATTCGTTTGCAATGGTTATAATCTGTTCTAAATCTTCAGGAAATGTTTGGTTAGTTATGCGTAATTCTTTTGTTTCTACTTTTCCAGATGATATGAAATTTCTGGCAAATACATTTCTAAAACGTCTAAAATCTGTTCCAATATCTATATTTTCATTTACATTAGGAATTAAGTTATATTCAAAATTATCGTAATCTGTTTCTTCTATAGGTAAATTAGCAAGCAAACTTCCATCTCCTATAAAAGACCCTGCAAAAGTGACAGCGTTCACATTATTTGCATGAATTTCATTGAATCTTCTTCCTGCACCCCCTATATCTATATTTGCTTTTCCTGGGAAAACTGAGTTTTGTAGACGTGTTAAATCTAAATAATTACCAGATCCTAAAAATCGATCTGCTGTAATATCATTTTCAACTTGAATATTAGATGCATTAATTCCTGCGAATGATTTATCTTCAACTTCTTCACCTGGAATAAGTAAATGGTCTTTATTAAAAACATACCCATTGATTATTAATTCTCTTGTATCTACAGTTCCTTCTAAACGAATATTAGATGAGTAAATTTCATGTAATGGTTTTAAAGGTGTCCCAATGCTAATTTCATATGCATTTTTGGAGGTAATTGTATTTTGGCGTGTATCACGTAAAGAATTAATTGTCATATTTTTTAATTCGATAAATAGTTTATTCTCTTGTAATTCTTGTATAAAAAAGAAAATTTAATCAAACAAAAGTTTAGCTTTTCCATCTCCAATTTCTAAAATATTATATGATAGAGCATATACTTGAATAGAAACTTCTTGTTCACCATCTAAATCATTTGATTCTAAATCTAAGAAATAATCATCATGAAGTTCGATGATAAGTTGTGCATTATCTACACATGAAAAATTAAATGTTCCAGAGGGTTGATGTGTCTCAGGATTAAGAGCAAAGCTATATACACATAAACCTGTATTATCAGGGATATTACTGTGATGTTGAAAAGGTTGAACTAAATTGAAATATTCTCCTGATAATTGTTTAAATTTATCTTGTCCATTTATTCGTAAAGTTACATTTTTTATAGGATTTGCATTATTTTTATAGCTATAGTTGAACCAATCTTTAGCATCTGGCTCTCCAACATCACCTTGAACAACATTTCTCACCATCCAATAAATTTCTTTCACATTGTTTTTAAACATTAGATCTATTGTATTAATTAATTTATCAGTCTTATTTTCTGTATTTATTTGCGTTTGATCGATCAAATATTGTCGTTTTGTTGTTTGAACTCTTTTTCTTTCGTCAATATCTAAAAAAATATAATCAGTTATAACACTTACATCTTCTAAAGGTACATAATTTGTATTTCCTATAGTTATTTCGTTAAAATCACGTAATTGTAATTTAATTTTCACTTCATGCATATCTAATGCTATTATGGGTAAAAATGCACTATCCGCTTTATTAAACCAAAAATCTAATGGAATGAAAATGTTTCTTTCTTCTTGAGGTTCAACTTCGTAACCAATCATAAAATCCAAACCATTTCTTTTACTTCCACCACCTGATAATTGATTTGTACAATACAAACTTTCACCTGTATGGATATCAATTCTTTGTCCACCTATTTCAATTTCAACAAACTTTATCATTGCATGACCTATATTTGAAACCCATTGACTTGATTGATTATTAAGATCATCTGATAATCTGGGTATTTTAAAACGTAAATACATTCGTGCAACTAAATCACCTTTTCTTTGAATGATACATTCACTATATTTTCCCCAATCGACAACATTGTTGAAAATTAATTCTTCTGTTTGAATGGAGAAATTTGTGTGTCGACGATATACTGATTTAAAAAAAGATACTTCTGGATTTCCTATAAGAAATTCATCTTGTTCACCTCTTGCTTGAAGTTGAAATATACCAATTGTCATTTGTTTTAGCTCTTATTTGTGTATTTACAGTATAAAAATGGATTAATAAACGAAAATGTTTTAATAATCTTTCTTATATGAAAAATAACAAAAAAATAAAGGTAAAAAAGCACATAATAATCAATTATTCATATCAAATATTTCTTCTTCGAATCATTTTCCTTTTTTTAGATGAATTATTTTGAGAATTATCTTCTTGTTCGTTATTATTTTCTTCGTTATTTTCCTCAAAACTCTCCTTTTCTTTTATATCTTCTTTATCTTCTTTATCTTCTTTATCTTCTTTATCTTCTTTATTTGTTTGTTTATTTTCTGATTTATCATTAGGTTCTAAGAATTCTTTTTCATCTAAAGGTAATTTATCTTCTTGAACAATTTTTAGCATTTCATCTATTTGTGATGTATCTAATTTAGTTTCTTTTTGATTATCTGGTTCTTGTTCTTTATCATTGTTAAAAGCAAAAATATGAGATAAATCTTGTTTTAATGACTTATCTTCTTTTGGTTTTCTTCCTCTATTTTCTTTTACTTCTTTAGGTTCTTTATTTTCTGTCTCTTTCTCTTTCTCTTTCTCTTTCTCTTTCTCTTTCTCTTTCTCCTTTTCTTTTTTCTTTTCTTCTTTTGCCTCTTTTTTTTCTTTTTCTTTTATTTCTTTTTCTTTATCTTTATTGTTTTCTTCAATAGATTCTTTTTTGACTGTATCATTTTGACTATTCTTCATTTGCATATTTTCAAAATTTTTTAATTTATTGTCCATAACAATTTCATGATGAATCATTTTATCTTGAATATGTTCTAAATCCTTTTTTAGTTGTGTTATCATTAATTCGACTTTTGATTCAAGTGTCATAAATTTATCATCATTATCATTCATTTTATTATTTTCCATCGATTTTTCTAGTACTTGAAGTTGCATACATAAATTACGTAAATCTCCATTAAGTTCTATTATTTGTGATTTAGAAGATATATGTGAAGATTTAAGTTGATGTACATCTTCAAATATTTTTTCGTATTTACAATTTTTTTCTTTAAGTTGACTTATTTCTTTTTGCATTTCTTGAAGTTGTTGATTGTTTTGTTGCATTAATTTATCCGAATTTTTACTTTGATTAGACATATTACTTCCAAGTTGAATAGAAGATAAAGATTGACGTAAACTTTTAGTTTCATCTAAAAGTGATACATTGTTTTTTTTAATTTCTCGGGTATTATTTTCCAAATAATCAACTCTTTGCATTACACTATCTAAAGAATCAGTAAGATCATCCGTTACTTTTTTTCCATTATGAACGGGTAATTCATTTGAGGTTTGTTTTTGTTCTATTCCTCCTTTTTCAATATGTTCTACACGTTTTTCTAATTTAGTAACACTTGTTAAAAGTTTATTAATAACAGAAATTACACCTTGCATATTGTTTTATTGTGTTATTGCCTTTTTCTATAATAATCGTCATCAGAAAAAAATAAAAAAATAAACGACAAAATAAAAAATTGATTTCATATAAGATTTACTTCGAATATAATATAAATAGAAATAACAAGAAAATCATAAAATGATTATTCCAATTCGTTGTTTTACATGTGGAAAAGTTTTGGCGGATAAATATAATTATTACATAGACAAAGCCAACAAAATCGATGAAAATCACCGTAAAGAAATGCTCAAAAAATTTAATGAAGATTATGATAATAATACACAAATTTCTTTACACAACGCTGAAAATGAAGAAAATGATAAGAAGGATATGATGAAAACATATAAATATATTGAAAGCACTTATAAAAAAGATATTTTAGATGAATTAGGTTTGAACAAAATGTGTTGCAGAAGACATATGATAAGCAATGTAAATATGAAAATCTAAATTTTCAAATTATTTACTTTTTATTTTTTTGATTCATTCGAAATAAATGAATCAAGTAAATGAGAAAAATTGAAAATAAAAAATGAAAAACTAGTATAGATAAAGAAACTTTGTACCAATGTTTCAAAATTATTCGACTTTATTGAACCTTTTGGAAAATGACAAACTATCGAGAGAAGAGACATATAATGCTCTTATGGCAAAAGAAGAAAATGTTCTTAATATATCTTCACGTATTTCTACTCAAGAACACGAAAAAAAACAAGATAAAGTTTTATTTTTGAATATAACTTTATCGGAACTTATAGCCCGTTTTGCATATACATTTCAAAATATATTCACAGAAATTGTGATCGAAAAAAGATTTGATGAAATTCCTGTTATATTGTTTAAAAATGATCGTAAATTTTATGTAGGTTTAATGCTNTTTTTAATTTCATTATTTTTGCTGATTTCACAAATATAATATTAATCTTCCTTTTTTGTTTTTTGTTTTTTTGTTTTTTTGTTTTATCGATCAAAAGAAAACAATTCTTATAGGTATAAAAGTAAGAAGAAACAGAAAAGAACAAAAAAATGATCCTTGCCCCAAATTTTAATGGAAATATACAGGTATTTTACCTGACAAGTGCATTATCTATATTCTTTCTATTTCAAAAAATAATAACATATGAAAATAAGAATTATATAAGTGTATTTATAATCACTCTTGGTTTATTATTATATGAAGTTTATCAAAGAAGACAATTCATACATTCTGAAATTTTCTTAAAAAAAGAAGATTTTATAGATGATTTATTAGAGAAAACAAAACAACAAGATGTACAAGAAGGAACAACAATAAAAAAATACAAATTAGCATCAGCTTTACTATCTAGTGAACGCGTTTTATGGTCAGCATTACAAAATTTCAAAAAATATGCAGTGAATGAAGAAAATGCGTATAATCATATTTTGATATTAATTGTGAGATATTATGAGATATATGGAAACTATTTAAAAAACAAGAATAAAGAATATTCTGCAAATGTAAATATTCATGATATGCTTATGAAAAGACAAGAAATTATGAATGCAATACAAGAAATGCATCTCCAAATGCATATAAATGATAAAATGAATAAAGTTTTTGAGGGATTTTCTATTGTTGTCTTGGCATGTTTAGATAAATGTATTCGTGTTTTACGTAAAAAATATAAAATGTTTCATGAATCTGCACCATATGCATTTAATTTAATGGGAGATGAATTACAACTTTATTGAATTTATTATTTGCGTAAAAAATTGATAAAAAATTATTCTTTGTACTTTTATATGAAAAATGTCAGAATTAAATAATGATCAGAAAACACAAAGATCAAAGATATCACAAGCTAAAAAAATAAAACGTGGTTTATCATTTAAATCTTCATCTGAAAGTGATAAATCAGATAATCATTCACATCATTCACATCAAACATGTCATCGTATAAATTTTTTACCTTCTACACAACAATTTTCCAAATATTTAGAAAATAATTTTGTGGATGCATTTAATTATGATGTTCAAGGGTACTTTGATAAAATATCACAATTGACACATGTCGATTACTATGATATTTTTATGCATTATATTATTGTGGATGAGTCACAGAAGAGATTGAAAGATAAATTTCAACAATTTCTTACACACAAGTGCATAAAATTTGAAACAAAAAAGATTGATTTAGATAATTTATATGAAACATGTGATACTGATGAATTACAAACATTGCTTCTTATGTCCATTTTATATTATTTTACGTAATAAAAATAATATCACATACAATCTGACATCTGTCCATTACACACCATTACACACCATTACACCCCATTACAAATAATTATATTATTCTAATGTGAGATTATCTTTTAGAATATTGTCATCATCTAAGTCTTCATCAAAATTATCAATGTAATCATCAAAATTGTTTTGCATAGCAATTTCATCGACATCCATTTCAGGACTAATATGAAATTTAGTATCGATACACATTGTTTTTAATTCTTGAGTAAAAAGTTTAAAAGCATGAGGAATTTCTATAGGCGCAAAATCTAAATGACCATTATAGAAATTTAATTTTGAATTTATATCACCTATCATCTCACCTGTTTGTTTATCTACGTAAAACTTATTTTTATCAGATCTTTCCATCATTGATTCTTTTATAAAAGACATCATACCATGTGCTACAATAGCACTCGATTCCATCTCTCCAATTTTTAAACCGCCTTCATTGGACCTCCCCTTGGTTGGCTGCATTGTCATTCCTTGGATTTTACCTTTATTTCTATAATTTATTTTATCAGAAACCATATGTTTTAGTCGGTAATAATAAGTAGGTCCAAAGAAAATATCAGTTTTTATTTGATTTCCTGTTTGACCATCATAAAGAATTTCATTTCCATATCTTTCTAACCCATTTTTTTCTAATTGATCAAAATAATATTCCAAATCTGTATTTTCAAATGGAGTTGCATCGATAAACATACCTTCTTTTACAGCAACTTTGTTTAATACACACTCCAACAAGTGTCCAATTGTCATACGAGATGGGATCGCATGAGGATTTATGATTATATCAGGGACAATTCCATCTTTTGTAAATGGCATCGATTGTGCTGGTAATATTAATCCACAAATACCCTTTTGTCCATGTGTAGAACTTGCTTTATCTCCTAATTCTGGTGTTTTAAACTTGCGTAATCTGATTTTCATATCACGTAATCCAGTTGTATAATTTTGTTTAACATAAACTTTATCTATTTTTCCTCCTAAAGTTTTATCTGCTACATCAACTAAATTTGTATATTTCTTATTTTTTGAAGAATTATTAGAGAAAATATCATCTAAAGACTTTTCATTATTTTTTCTCTCAAGAATATTATCTTCTTCACGTATTCGACCCACAATAACATCTCCTTCTCCTATTGTTTCGTTAATTTTAGGATATCCATTTTTATCTATTTTTTTATAATTAGCATACTTTGTTATTTCTATCGGTTTTCCTTGCGCTTTTAATTCATATGGATTAGCAAATATAATACGTTCACCTGTTTTTTTATTACTTTCTTCATGTGTAATATATGATTTAAATGCAGTTATATTAAACATACCTCTGTCTATAGAATCCTTATTATAAATAATCGAATCTTCTTGATTATATCCTGTATATGTCGCAATAGCAACAATTAAATTTTCACCATTAGGCAATTGTGATAAATTGAGATAATCAACATAACGTGTAGATGTTAATCTCTTTTGAGGATAATGAAGAATATAAGACATAGTATCGATACGATTATTGTAATTACTAGCATATATTCCTATAGCTTGTTTTCCTTGTGCGCCTGAAAATATATTTCTTGGTGCTTGATTATGATTTGCAAAAGAAATTGTAGAAGTATAAGCACTTAACATTAAAGAAGGGTGAATCTCTAAATGAGTATATTTCGCAAGATCTCCTTGTTGAGGTTTCAATTTTAAATCTTTTGGCATCATGGCTATCATAGATGTATTTACTTCTTCAACATCCAGAAATTCTAAAGGAGCGATATTTTGTTGCATTTTATGAGCAAAAAATCGTCTCATTTTTACTTTATTTTTTGTATCGCCATCATAATCAAAGTAGTTTTTAGGATCTTTAAAAGTATCATCATAAACATTAAATTCTTCCGTTTTGATTGTTTTTCCTTTAGCTAATAAATACCAATTTGGTTTTTTATTCTTTTCATCCAAAGAAGATAGAAAAATGCTTTTTATTATGGATTTGTTTTTAAATAAATAAGGAACTTGAGATTCTTTATCTACAATAAGTAATGGACGTGTACATCTTCCTTCATCGGTTAATATATTTATTGATTTTCCAATAATATTCCATGATACAGATGTAAAAATATTAATCATTGCATTTCGTCTTAATAAACGTATAAATTCAACAAATTCATTTGCTTCTTTCTCATATATAACACCAATCCATGTATTATTTATCATTATTTTAACCATTTGAGAAGAAAGAGAAGAACCTCTCAATAAATTTTCTAAAAAGATTATATCGAAATATTTTGTTATAGCTTTTAAAATTTGATTACTTTTTGTTTTAAAAGAAATGTGGCACATTATCGCTAAATTTTTAATAAGACCTATATTCTGACCATCAGGACTTTCTACAGGACACATTATTCCAAATTGTGACGTATTTAATTCATGAGGTTTTCTAATTTTCACACTAGGATCCATAGGACTAGATACACGTCTTAAATGAGACATAAATGCTATAAAAGAAATGCGATCTAAATCTTGAGAAATTCCTGATGTTTCTTTTCTTATTCCCCATGATCCTTTAAGAGATCTAGTAAATCCATCTGATATAATCATTGGATTAAATATATCATTTTTATTAGCTTCTGTTACGGAACGATTAATGACATCTCTAGCAAACCAATTTCCTCCCATGTAGTTACTATCTAGTTTTCCATAAACATGATTACGAAATTCATTATAAAAATCTTTAAAAAGATCACCCATAAGAAATCCTGAAATAGCTACACGTCTAAACATATAATTATCACGATCTGTAGGAAGATCCATTTTTAATGCTACACGAACAATTTTATGTACAATATGTCCTAAAAACATAGCTTTAGAAATATTATAAATTCTCTTGTTTCTATCGTTTTCTTCATTTGTAATTCCTGATTTATCGAATTTTGCAAAATCATAATCTATATTTGGAAATAAATGTTCATTCATAACATATTCAACGTTTGATTCTGTTCCATATTCCGTAAACCTTTTTACATATTTTAATGCTTGATCTTTAGTATATACAATATTTCCATCAGTTATAGAAGAGTAAAGAAAATCTAAGAAAAGTTTAGCTTCATCTGTTTCTAAATTTGAACCAATTATACATTGAAGAATATCTTGATCGCTTTCTATACCCAAACATCTAAATAATACAAATAATGGAATCTCTTTCTTCAAATGTGGTATTTTGACTTCTATTGCATTTGCTCTTAATCCTTTGAAATATTCATGTGAAAAAACATTAAAGTCTATTCTTTTAGGAAATACAGAACTTTCTTCCGAAATACAACGAATAAATGCATTATATGAATACTTTTTATCATTAGATTCATGAATAAACACTTGATTTGTTATATTTCTTTCTTGTGTTATAATAACCTTTTCTTTTCCATCAATAATAAAGTATCCACCTTGATCATAAATACATTCTCCCATCTCTTTTAGAATATGATGGTCTTTATTGGATAAAATGCATAATTTACTGTGAAGCATTATAGGTAAACGACATATTTCAACCTTTTCTAATAATGTTGTTTCACCTTTTTCTCCATTATTATAATGGATTATTTCAATATCACAATATAAATTCACAGCATATGTCAGATCATGAAGACGAGCATCATTTGGAAACATTAAGCGTGTGTTTCCTTCATTTGTAATAGTTGGATGATCAAAATAAATACCAGTATGATCTTTTTTTCCAACATATAATTCGATACGATGCTTTTCTGTTTTCTTGTCTTCTCTTGTTTTTCGTAGAACAATTGGATTCAATGTTTTTAAGACACGTGGTATCATATGCTCTACAAAATCATTATAAGAATCTAAATGATGTTTGGTGATAAAATACTTGTTTGTTTCAAAGTAATTTTTCACCAATTCCCAAAAAATATCTGTTTTCATTTATTTGATGAAAACATAATTTTATTTTACTTTATCCTTATTTTTATAAAATATTTCATCCTTATTCTTATTCTTGTTTTTATTATTTATTTCATTTTTTTGACTGTTTAGATAGTTTCGATGGTTTCGATGATTTAGATGATTTCGATGGTTTAGATGATTTAGATGATTTTGGTTTTTCATCTTTTTTTTCACGAGTTACTTTTGGTTTTCTTACATGTTTTTTACCTCCAGATTGAGTAAAACTTGCTATATTCAGTCCTAAATCACTACTTGTACTTGGAAGGGTAGCTGTAGTTGGTATTGGGTTATTACCATAATAACTACTCGATACTTGTGAAGATAAATTATGTACTGATGGGTTTATTTTTGACAAAATATTATCAAATCCGGATGATGCAAGATTTGGTTCAGGAAAACGATTAGATCCTGGAGCAAGTGTGTGTAAATCTAATTTAGAAGTACCAATAACACATTCTTCTGTTCCTGGATTAGTACTATAAAATATAGGATTTAAATCTCCTCCTTTTTGTCTTGATTTTGTTGAGGATTTTGATTTTTTATCAGATGTAAATGGTTTACTGCTTGATTTTGTAAATGGTTT